AAACAGCAAGGGAGCATATGGCAACAATGCTTAAAGAACACGATAAACCGGCTATTAGGCTAGGATTAAAGGGTGGCGGCTGTGCTGGATTCAAATACGAGTGGAGTATGGAAGACGAAATCAAGAGCGATGACGAACAAATTAAGGTAGATGGCGGTTTGTTTGTTGTAGATCCTGCGAGTGTTATGTACTTATTAGGTACTACAATAGATTATAAGAAAGAAGTATTTGGATCATATTTTGATATTAAAAGCCCTAATGCAACATCAAGTTGCGGTTGTGGTGAAAGTGTAGGATTTTAGTAAATGGCTAAACAAATAATTAATATTGGTGTAGAGGGTAATGACGGTACTGGTGATAGTATTAGAAATTCGTTTAGAAAAGCTAACGAAAACTTTACAGAATTATATGCAGTATTTGGACAAGGTGGATCGATATCATTTAGAGCATTAAGTGATGTTCCTGATACACTAACAGCCAATACGGTACCTCAAGTAAATGCGGCAGGTGATGCTCTTGAAATGAAAGCATTACAAGGTGGAATAGGTATTACTGTTACACAAAGTTCAAATGCAATTACAATTACAAACAGTGGATCAATAGTTAGTACTGATGGTATACCAAGTTTAGGTGGACCACTTAACGCGGCAAACCAAGGTATTGCTAACGTTAACATTTCACAAGCGGCCATTAACGCATTAAACTCAGCACACGGAACAAGTTTTACAGAAGACGACCTTGTTATTACAAAAGGTTTTGCAGATGGTAGATACTTAACTTCAACAGGATCGCCAGGTGCGTCCGGACAAGTTAGAGTTAGAAGTGAACCAGCTGACGCATCAGGTTATACATTTACTATTGCAAGTTATAACAACGGTAACGTTGTTGCTAGTGCGGCTCACGGATTTACAACTACTTCAAATGGTATTGCATACAAATACAAATCATCAAGTACAGATGCAACTAACCTAACAACAGGAACAACTTATTATCTAAGATATGTAAGTGCTACTGAAATGTCAATTCATGCTTCAAAGGCAGAAGCACAAAACAATGACGATGGCACTAGAGTAAGAATTGTAGCTTCAGGAGGTTCTGGAACACAGACAATGACTGATGCTGACTTTGATCCAACGTTAGCAGGATATTGGATTAAGTCAGAAGCATTACCAAGAGAATCAATTACTAGACGTCAAGGTGACGAAATGACTGGTACATTGTACTTGAATGACCACCCAGGTTCATTTGCAGGTGCAGGACAACCAAACGGAATTACAGATAGACAAGCAGTTACAAAATACTACGTAGACAATTCAGCATTTGCAAGTGCTACAAACTTATATGTTAGCACCAAGGGTGATGACGGAATGGCTAACGTGCCAGTTGGTAGTGAAGGTAGAGCTTGGAACTATGCTTACAAATCAATAGCGGCCGCGGCGGCTAAAGCAGAAGAAGTTATTACAACTTCTCCTTTAACTATTGGCCCATACAAACAAACAATTACATATAACAGTGGTGCAAGTAATTCAACAGTAGCAACAAGTGGTGTTACTAGTTCAAGTGGATACGAAGAAGTAAAAGTTCTTACAGATGCTAACTTAAAGTTCATCAGAGAAGAAACTATCAGTTACTTGAATGCAACTTATCCAACATACTTGTTTGATAGAAGTCAATGTAGAAATGACTTAACAAGAATTGCTAACGGTATTATACTAGACATACTAGATGGTACAACTGCAAACTATCACAGTAGAAATGCAGGTTTAAGATATTATAGTACTGCAAGTGGACAAAAAGCAAGACAGTCACAAAGAACAGAAACATTAGCGGCTATTACATTTGCTAAGGCTCTACACGCAAAAGTTATTACCAATGTAATGGAAACAACATTATACCAAGGTCAATTTGCAGTAAGAACAATTGGCTTAGGTGCAAACACTATATCAATAAACACAGGTAGCAATAACTATGCTCACACTTATGTAAGTGGTGGTACAGTTACATTTAATGGCGTTGCACATAATATTACAGGTGCAACATACGATCATGTTAATGGTGTTGTTACTATTACAACTGCAACCACTCACGGTGCAGTAGCAGGTGACATTGTTACAGTAGCAAACATAACTTGGAACTGTTCATTAGGTAACAAGGTATATCCAGAAGTTCATGTACAAACAACTGACAATGCACAGGTAGTTGATGCAGTAGGACAATCAGCAGTAGCGGCAAAATGGGATATTGTTTCAACAATTATTACAGGTCCAACTATTGCAAGTGCTCCACAACTTGTTGAAGGTAGCACATGGTCAATCACAATTACAAATGGTAGTGTTGGTTATGTTGATCAAAACATATCAAGCAACCAAGACTTAATTCCAGGTAAACTTGTTGTAGGTAAAACATCTGGAGCAGTTGGTAGACTAGTAAAAATTACAGCAGGTGCAACACACGACACATTAGAATTAGAATTATTAGAACCGTTAACATTTGCAGTTGGTGAAGAACTAGATTACGGTAACAAAACTTCAATAAAGAATATTAGTATTCATGTTGAATCAGGAACATACAAAGAACAGTTTCCAATTAGAGTACCAAACGGTGTATCAATAAAAGGTGATGAATTTAGACGTGTTATAATTGAACCAGTAGACGGAGTTTCAACTTCACAATGGCGTAACGTTTATTTCTACAGAGAGCCTACATTTGATAGCATTGATTTAAAAACAACTTACAATCCAAGTGCAGTAGAACTTTTAACTTTAAACAAAGAATATTTAAAAGATGAAACCGTTGCATGGATCGACGCACAGATAGCCGGTGCCGCAGGTATATGGAGTGGCTTTACTTATGATAAGAAAAAGTTTGAAGTAGACACTGGTAGAGTTCTTGATGCATTAATCTATGATATTAAACATGGTGGTAATGAAAAGTTTTGGGATCAAGCTAACACATACTACGATGGAACAGTTTCAAACATCGCAGGTAGAGAAGCACAGACAAAAGCGGCGTTTGATGAATTAAGTTCTATTATTAGAACATACATTTTAGCCAATGCGGCTCATACAAGTTTACAAAGTGTTACAACACAAACAATTGATTCAACAGCAGGTGAAACTGCCGCAGTTACAAAAACAAATACACAATTTACATTCCTTGGAAGTGTTCTAACAAGTGGCTTGGGAAGTTTACCTACTTTAGAATCTAGCAGTTATGGTTATCATTACTTAACAGATCATACAAACTCATCAAGTACAGCTAAGAACAACAAAGACATGGATGTCTTCTTAATGGGTGATGCAACTATATTAAGAAACATTAGTGTTAAAGGACATGGCGGGTTTATGTGTGTACTTGATCCAGAAGGATCAGTATTAACTAAATCACCTTACATACAAACTGCTTCAAGTTTCTCACAAAGCATTAACAAGAAACGTTTTGCAGGTGGTATGTTTATTGATGGTTTTGTAGGAAACCTAAGAACAAAAATTTTAAGTACAAATACAGCATACAGCATTAATGTACAAAGTGAAACAGGCGAAGGTCTTAGAATAAAAAGACCTCAAGTACCTTGTCCATTCTATGTTGACGGTGTACGTTATCAAGTTAATGCCGTTACAGCTTATGACCAAGCAAACGGAAGTGCTACACTAATATTAGATCCAACATCAGGACCATCAGGTGCTGGTTACACTCTAAACACACCTTACGCAATTACATTACAAACTGCTGGTAACAGAAGTATGTTAGCAAACGACTTTACACAGGTTAACGATCTAGGTTATGGTACTGTTGCAATTAATACAGCATTATCAGAACTTGTATCACAGTTTACATATTACAACGAAGCGGCCTACTATGCAGGAACAGGTGCTGAGATTAGATCATTAAACGGATCTAATGCTTATGGTACATACGGATTAGTTTCAACAGGATCAGATCCAAACGAAGTACCAGACACTATTGTCTTAGACAATAACATGATACAGACTGCCAAGGTCTTTGACGACGGTGGTTCAACATTTAATCATGCAATAGATCAATTATATATCTATGTGTATGACACAGAATACGTTCCTTTAGTAGGATCAGAAATTGAAATCGATCATGGTGGTGTACTTGGTACAACTAGATATGAAGTTACAACTGTACAAAATCCAACACAACCTGGTTCACCTCCAACAGGAACTAGAAGCAATACAGTTTACAAATTAAACTTGGCAACAACTGGTGCTAATACTACAAGTTCAACAGGACTAAAAGCAGTATTGGCAAACGACCAGAAGGTAATGATAAGATCAAGTTCATCATTCCAATTCTCAGGTGTTGAGTCAACTACAACAAGACCAAGTTCAGCTTTAATATTTGATGAGTCAGAAACAGTTTACAGAACATTAGCATTTAATACTACAGATTCATTAGGGGCTACATTGGCTTCAGGTGTAAGACATATTAGATTTGATAGTCCATATGATTACATTAAATTAGTTATTGATAATACAAACGCCGCACTAACAACCTTTGCTGGTGCAGGTGGTACTACAATGGGTAACACAGCAGGTGACGATGTTATCGCTGTTGTAACAATTACATCACAAGACCAAATAGATAGATTAAACTCCGGTGACATGATATTTGTTTGGGATGGTAAGACACACCAGATTACAGGATACACACAAAGATCAGGATTTGGTACTATTGCAATTACAGACGTTGCTGGTAAAGAAATTAACAGTTCAAGTTTAGTAACAGGTATTCATAGCACACTGGTTAATTCAAGTTCAGTGGTTACACTAAGAGCTGGATTGGCTTCCACTGAAGGTGCAGAAATTACAATTAATATTTCAACTTGTAGAGCAACAGGACATGATTTCTTAAACATTGGTACAGGTGGATTTAATAGTTCAAACTATCCAAATTCAACTTTTGGTCAAGCTACACAAACAAAAGACCAAACCAAAGAAACAGACGAAAGAGATAAAGGTAGAGTATTCTACGTAAGTACAGACCAAGATGGATTCTTTAGAGTTGGTAAATTCTTTACAGTTGATCAAGGTACTGGTACAGTTACATTCTCAGCAAGTATTGCCTTAAGTAACTTAGATGGTATTGGATTTAAACGTGGTGTTGTTGTAGGCGAATTTAGTGCTGACGACACAATGACTGATAATGCCACTGATGCTGTTCCAACAGAGTCAGCAGTTAGAGGTTACGTTAATAAGAGATTAGGTTGGGATCATGCTGGTAATGTAGTTGGAAGTCCAATAGGACCAGGTGCAGTAGCAAGAGATGGTTCAACTTCATTTACTGCAAACATACCAGCAGGCGGATTTAAGATTACTAATTTAAGTGATCCATCAAGTAACCAAGACGCGGCAACTAAATCATACGTTGACGGATTGATTGCGGCTGGTGATACTATTCCAGAGAACATTGATGTTGAAATGAAAGCACCTGCGGCAAACCAGGCACTTCTTTTAACAGGTAAATTTAGACTTTATACAGCACCAGCAACAGGTGGTAACTTTGTTGCAGGTAACGTAATATCAGGAAGTAATTCAGGTGCGGCTGGTACTATTGTTGAAGTTAAGAACGTATCAAGAAATGGCGTTGCAGAAAACTTATTAATATACACAGCAACATCAGGAGCATTTACGACAGCTGATATAGTTTCAGCACAAAGTGGTACAGTTACAGCTCAAGTTAACAATGGACCACATCATGAATTTGCTACTGCGGTAGAAGAAGCAGTTTCAGATGTAAACATTCAGGTTGAAAGAACCGCAAGTGCAGTCACAGTTGATATGCAACTTAGAGCAGATAGCATTGTAAACGCAGATGTAAATTCAGCGGCGGCTATTGCACAAAGTAAATTAAACTTAAATGCGGCAACTACAAGAGCTAACGCAACAGGTATTTCACAAAATGACTTAGGTGTTATAAGTTTAGATAGCAGTATCTTTACAGCAACTAACGGTTGGGCAACTATTGACAACGGCAAATTAGATTATAGAAAATTAATTAACATAGCTGACCAAACAGTACTTGGTAGATCTGTACAGGATTCAAGTACAGGTGACGTTACTGAAGTAACCTTTGCAGATGTTGTACAAGGTGGTGGCGGTGTTATTGAAACAGTTTCAACAACAGGTGCCGCGAACGCTCTAGTTAAAACAGATGGTAACGGTAATGCGTCAATGCAAGGATTAAAAGTTGACAGTTACTTAATTATTGATACGTCAGGTACAGAAGTACAATTTAGTACACCAGGTGGTGCTCAGTTTATGACAGCGGCTGGTACAGTTACTCCTACAGTAGCAATACCAGGAAGTGTTAACATAGGTAACACAGGAGTTACACAAGGTTCATTCCAAACTAACTCTGCATTAGCAGGTGAAAGTAGATTAGCAGTTGACTGGATACACAGTTCATTTATTGAAGCTCCAGGCGAACTTGATGCAAACTCAACAGGTATAGGTATTGGTGCTAACACAGGTTATAGTGCGGCAGGAGAAGTTTCTGTTGTGGCCGATGGTGCTACTCCACTTAAAGTTAACGCAACAAGTGTAATACCAGGACTAAACAATGTTTACACACTAGGTACTGCAACAGCTAAATGGAATACAGTTTACGCAACAACATTCAGTGGTACTGCAACAACGGCTCAATATGCTGACTTGGCAGAGAACTACGTTGCAGATGCAAACTATCAACCAGGTACAGTTATTATATTTGGTGGCGACAAAGAAGTTACACAAAGTTCATTACACAAGGATACAAGAGTAGCAGGTGTTGTTTCAGAACATCCAGCTTACTTAATGAACTCACATCAAGAAGGCGAGTTTGTTATTCCAGTAGCATTAACAGGTAGAGTAAAAGTTAAGGTGGCAGGAATCATACACAAAGGAGATATGTTAGTAGCTTCTAGTGTACCAGGACACGCATCAAAAGGTATTGATCCAACTGTTGGTTCAGTTATTGGTAAAGCATTACAAGATCATTTAGAACCTGGACACGGTGAAATTGAAATAGTGGTGGGTAGAGTATAATGGCACAGCAAAATATAAACATAGGTTCAAGTGCAAACAAAGGTGACGGAGATCCGATAAGAACAGCCTTTAGTAAAGCAGAGAACAACTTTACAGATTTATACACAAGACTAATTGTTGCTGAAGGCCAGTTAGGTGTTTCAAATACAGGTGGTGCTACTATACAACAAAGTATCATTGGAGATGTTATAGGTGCAGATTCAACTGTGATAGTTAACCATGCTACAAGCACAGTTACAGCACAAAACATCATAGGAAATTTAAAAGGTTCAGTTGTAGCAGATGACTCAACAGTAATCATTGACGGTGTAAGTGGTACTATTCCATACTCAGTATTAAGTGGTACACCAACTATACCAACAAACAATAACACGTTAACAAACGGTGCTGGTTACTTAACTGCTGAAACAATTACTTTAACAACATTAAAAACAGAAGTAGCGGCAAGTACAGACTTCGCTGACTTTAAAACTAGGATAGCGGCATTATAAATATGTTAGTAGGAAAACAAAATGGCAAATAGAATACCACTAGTAGTAGATACAACGGATAAAAAGATTAAAGAATTACCAGTCGGTGATAATTTAGATCTTGGTGGATCTGGACTTACTAACGTAGGAACAGTAAACGCAACAGACGTAAGAATTAACAACGTATCATTTAACAATCCGTTCAGTGGTGATTATAACGACTTATCTAATAAGCCAATTATTCCTACAGTACCAAGTGCTATAAGTTCTTTTGCAAACGACATTGGATATCTAGCAACAGGTACAACATCAGATCAAATAGTAGAAGGAACAACTAATTTATTCTTTTCAAATGCAAGATCAGATGCACGTATACAAGCGGCAAACATACAAACATTAGCTAACGTAACTACTCCGGTATCAAGTGATGATGGTAAAGTTCTTTATTATGACCATGCGTCACAAACTTTCAAATACAGAGCAACTGTAACAGAAGCTGATACACTAGATACAGTTTTAGCCAGAGGTGCAACTTCAACTAGAGATATATCAGTTGGTAAAGTTTATTTTAAAAACGTATTCGCAACATTGGCAGACTTACCAAGTGCAACAGATTGGCACGGAATGTTTGCACACGTACACGCAACAGGTAAAGCCTACTTTGCACACGCAGGTGCTTGGATACCACTAGCACAAGAAACTGGTGGAACATTAATACAAGTAGCGGCTGATGATTCAACAGTTAGAAATATCGGCTACGGTGAAACATTACAAATTGCAGGTGGCGGTGGAATAACTACAGCCTCAGACGCAGAAGGAAAAATTACAGTTACAGCATCATTAAACTTAGGTGATATCAATGATGTAGTTACAGCAGGTGCTAACAATGGACAAGCTCTTATTTGGGACAATGCACAAAGCAGATGGGAACCAGGAACAGTATCAAGTTCTATTTCAGAAATTGGTGACTTATCAGATGTTGATGTTACTACGGTTGCTCCACAAAATGATTATGCATTAAGTTGGGTAGCAAGTGCAAACAAATGGAGACCTCGTGCATTAAACAATATTGATGCGGCAACTATCACAGTAACAACTGACAATAGTGCGGCAACACAATATCCAATGTTTGTAGGTTCCAATGGCGGTGGTACTCAAACAGCTAGAACAGATGCAAACTTTAATTATAATCCTAATACAAATACATTAGCGGCTGTAACTTTAAACAGTACAACAATAAATGCAACAGACGTAAACGTAAGTGGCACACTAGATAACGGAACAAACGAAATTACAGTTGGCACACACTTTAAGATGGCAAGTGCCGCAGAAACTAGATACTATGCAGGTGACAACGGAAACTATACTGCCGTTAGAGCACCAGCTACACTAACATCTAACACAACATTTATTTTACCAGACGGTGATGGAAGTGCAGATCAAGTTTTAAAAACAAACGGATCAGGAGTACTAGCTTGGGTTGACCAGACTGGTGGCGGTGGAACACAAAACTTATTTGCCAACATAGCAGTAGCAGGACAGAATACAGTTACAGCAGACTCAACAACAGATACATTAACTCTTGTTGGAGGAACCAACGTAACAATTACAACTGACTCAGGTACAGATACAATTACAATTAACTCATCAGGTGGCGGTGGTGGAGGAGGAACTCCAGGAGGTTCTGATACACAGGTTCAGTTTAATGATGCAAGTTCATTTGGTGGAGATTCAGGTTTAACTTACAACAAAACAACTGATACACTAACAGGTGTAACAGGATCGTTTACAACTATAAATGCAACAACTATTACAGCAGACACAATGCAAACATCAGGAACTGGTGTACCAACATTTACAAGTGCAAGTAATATTATATTTGATGCCGCGAATGCTGTGGTATTACAAAGAACACCTTTAAGACTAGGAAGTTATGACCAAGATGGAATAAATGGTTTAACAGGACAAGCAGGTGATATGATATATGATGCCAACGTAGGTGATGTTGTATTCTACAATGGTAGTACATGGAAAAGTACAGGCGGACAATTTAGCTTTAGCATAGGTGCTGATGACTCTTCGATGATTGCAATCAACAGCAACGAATCAATTAAAATTATTGGTGGTACAAGAATAACAACTGCAAGTGATACAGAAGGTAACATAACAATTAATGCAGGTAATACTGATCTAGATGATCTAGCAGATGTTACTATATCAACTCCAAGTTCAGGACAGTTCTTAAAATGGAATGGTAGTGCTTGGGTAAATGATACAATATCAGGAATTTCAATAAGTTCACCGGCGGCTGGTGACATGGTTTACTACAATGGTAGTGCTTGGGCGGCAACACAAGGTCCAGTTTACTACTACACGGTAACATCAAATGGTGCAAGTGCATATAGATTTGCAGGACCAGGTGTTAGTGCAACAGCTGACAATCCAAACTTTACATTGTACAAGGGTGCTACTTATATCTTTAATAACACTACTGGATCAGGACATCCATTTGCAATTAGAGTATCAAATGGTGGTAGTTCATTCACAGAAGGTGTTAGTGGAAGTACTACAGGAACGCAAGTATTTACAGTACCACATGAACCAAGTGATACGTCATTGGTATACCAGTGTACTATTCACGGGGGCATGGTAGGTAACTTAACAATAGTTTAGGGGTTACTATGTCAGAAAAACATTACGTTGTTTCATTACATAAAGGGGTAGACAAGGAACAGTTCTTAAATGAACTGAATACTTCTACATCTATTACTGACATTCCTGACAGAGAAGTTTCAACAGTAAACGAAAGACCAATTAGTAAACGTATGTTGGAGGTTGCTCTTACAGATGAAGAAGCAACGGCATTATTAAAAGATTCAAGAGTAGGTGGTGTAAACGAACCTTTGGTATGGGACGATGAATGGTTAGACTACGAACAAGCAGGAACATTTATTAGAAATGCTACAGCTACTTCAAGAGATAATTGGGGATTTAAAAGACACGTACAAGAAAGCAATCCTTGGGGAGCAGGTTCTCAGACAGGTGACATAGGTGGATCACATGATTATCATTTAGATGGTAGTGGTATTGATTACATACACCAAGAAACAAAATTTAGATATGATCACGAAGAATGGCAAGACAAGAACGGTAACAGTCGCTTACAACAGTTTCAATGGAACACACTTCCTAACTGTTCTTCAATAGCAACACTAGACTATACTAATTCAGCAAGTTCAAGCTATCATGCTACTCACTGTGCCGGAACGGCAGTTGGTAAAACATATGGCTGGGCCAAGAACGCAAACATATATTGTTTGGATATGAATACAGTAAACTCAAGCTATTGGTTTGATGCTATCAAAGAATTTCACAAAGCAAAAACTGTTAATCCAATTACAGGATTTAAAAGACCAACAGTGGTAAGTGCTAGTTGGGGATATAAAAGTTACTTCTCAAGTATCACTGATATAAACTTTAGAGGATCAAGTGTTGGTTCTGTAAAACAATCACAATACGGAATGATCGGAGATGGTGCAAATAGATTCAATGCACAGATTTACAACTTGATGGCAGAAGTAGAAGAAATGCAAGACGAAGGTGTACACTATCATAAGAGTGCAGGTAACCAAGGACAAAAACTTTGTTACTCAACTGATGTGGATTATAACAACTACATTACAAGAAGTATTAATTCAGGAAATATTACAGCAGGTAATCCTATATACTATAACAGAGGTGCAGGTAACATAGGCCCTCATACTATTGTTTGTGGTAACTTAGATAGTGCATTATATTCAAGTTCAGAAGCCTGTTCAAGTTCAAGTGATAAAGGACCAAGAGTAGATGTTTATGCGGCAGGTACAAATATTGTTAGTGCTACAAATTCTAACAGTACTGCAATATTAAATCTCAGTGGAACATCAATGAGTACTCCTAATGTAGCAGGAATGAGCTGTTTGGTATTACAACTTAATCCGGGATACACTCCTGCACAACTACGTGAGTGGTGGCATAAGAATAGTATCAAAGGATTATTATATCAAGGTTCAACAGATGAAAATACACCATCTAACTTCTTTAACAATAACAGAAACTTGATGAGTCCAGATGCAACTTCAAATAGAATTGCATTCTTTGGAAACTTAGGTAAGAGTAAAACGTTTAGTAAGAAAAAAGGTTTAGACACAACAGGTCCAACAGGATTTAAAGCGAGTGGTAACTAATGGAAGAATATAGAGTAATAACAAACAAAGGAATAGATGTAGCTGAAATAGACTATGACTTACAAAGAGATACTAGCAGTGATGCTGGTGTTGATTCAAATGTCTTTCCTGATAGAACCTGTGATGTTTCACACGCAAAATCAACTAACAATAGAATAACTTGTTATATGCTTGAACCAGCAGAAGCAGAAAAACTAAAAGCTGATGGAAGAATACTTGACGTTGAACCTTCAAGCATAGATCAGTATGCTGAACCTTATGCAGTACAAAATGATAATTTCCAAAGAACACTAGTTGACCAACAAACTGATAAAAATTGGGGATTGTATAGACACTTGTTTAAAGAATGGCAAGCCGATCAAGCGGCAGACCAGACTTTCACAGGAGATTACAACTACACACTAGATGGAACAGGTGTAGACATTGTTATACAAGATGACGGTGTTGATCCTACAGGACATCCTGAGTGGGAAGATTACAATGGGGTTACAAGATTTAATCAAATAGATTGGTATGCGGCATCTGGTGTAAGTGGAACCATGCCAAGTGGTCACTATACAAACAACTATTCAGATACGAACAGAGCAGGTGCTCATGGTAGTCATTGCTGTGGTATTGCCGCAGGTAAGACATACGGTTGGGCCAAGAATGCACAACTATATTCAGTAAGACTTTTTGGTGGAACGAGTGCTATGTCAATGAATGATATCTATGATGTTATTAGAGAATGGCATTTGAAAAAACCTATTGATCCTAACACAGGATTTAGACGTCCTACTATTGTAAATCAAAGTTGGGGTTATTCTAATACATATTCAAATAATGGACAACTAACATCAATCTATTTCAAAGGTGTTAATCAGAATATTACACCAGCAAACTTTTCAAGTGCATTTGTAAACTATGGAATGACTGGTAGTAAACACCCTATACAAAGTAGTTCAGCAGACGTAGAACAACAACAGCTAACTGACGCAGGTATCATTTGTGTCAAGGCGGCCGGTAACGCATATCACCCTTGTGCGTATCTAACAACAGGACAATATGGAAGTGGTATATATGACAGTTACTACACCACAGCTACTTATGGAGCATATCGATTCTATTACAATCGTCCTAGTTCACCACATAGTGAAGATACTTTATTTGTCGCAAATATGGATACTCAACAATATGGTAGTGAAGAAAAAGTTAGAATAGATAGTGAACGCGGACCAAGGATAGATATTATTGCCGCAGGTGATGATATTTCTAGTGCAACTAGCCAAGTAAGTGCATACGGAAGTAAACAGCTATATCCAGGAAGTTCAACACACTACATGGCTAAGATTGGTGGAACTAGCATGGCGGCTCCACAAATATGTGGAATGGGTGCTTTATGGCTACAAGCAAACCCAGGTGGAACTGCGGCACAGTTTAAAAAGTTTTTAACAGATAATAGTACACCAACAGCATACGACAGTGGTACAGCAGAAAGTTTTAGCTATGGTAACAGTTACCCACGTTTATACGGTGCTCCTAACAGAGTAGCACACTGGCCTTATAGCAGTCCAAATCCTCTTAAATTTAGAGGTACTAGTGGTAATGATCAAACGGACTTATAGAGCATAAATACAGTATAGGATAAGAAAATATGGCTTTACAAACAATTAATATAGGAACACTAGCAAACGACGGAACAGGTGATGATCTGCGTGAAGCATTTATTAAAGTTAATCAAAACTTTGATGATTTAGATCTTCGTTCACCAGAGTCAACAACTGTATCTAATTTAGGTAATACAGGTGAGGGTGTTTTTGCACAAAAGGTTGGTTCAGCTTTACAATTAAAAAAATTAGTTCAAGGATCTAACGTAACACTAACTAGTTCTACTACAGGTATTACTATAAATGCTACAGGCGGATTACAACAATTAAATGTTGTTTCTGATGTAGGAAGTATGCAGTTAGCAGATGGACAAACATTAAACATTCAAGGTGGAGCAGGTGCAAACACTAGTGTAAGTGGAAACATTTTAACAATTAATTCTACTGCTGATGTTGTATCAGACACTACACCACAATTAGGTGGAAACTTAGATGCTCAAGGAAATGATATTTCAAATGTAAATACACTTACAGCAAGTAACTTTGCAGGTGCCTTAACTGGTAACGTACAAGGTTTAGTATACGGGGTTGATATTAGAAACATTGAACCTAATACAGCTGGATTTGATTTTGGATCTTTAAGTAACGATGTTAGAGGTTTGTCAGATTGGTTAATATATCAAACTGATATTGACTTTGGTGCTATGTTAACACCAGATGCAAGATCCTTTGACGCAGGAGTAATAAGCTAATGGCAACACTAACAGTAACATCAAACGGTTTACCTAATCCAGCACAATTTGGAAAGGCATTCGGTAATAACGCATTTTCACCAAGCGCCAATACAGCGGCGGCACAAACATATAACTATTCATTTACTTACAGAGGTGGAACTAATACGTCTAACCCACAATTAGTAACTGCTCTTACACCAATTGGAATTATGAACAATGGTGTTGTATTTTTTAGCCCATCAGCGGGAGTTGCCGCGGTACCTCCAGGACTAGATCCAAGTGCAGACGCACCAGGTACAGGGTTTGAATATAATGCTGTACAATTTAGAACAAACTATGGCGGAGATGATGCAGGTGGATGGCCAGAGCTTTCAGGACAATATCATTATATGTCAGGACAGTTTTTAAACTTACCAACAGGTTCATCAGAAGCAAGTGCAGGCTGGAATACAGCAATGGTTACAGGTGCAACTCCGGCGGCAACATATTATACAGCAAGTAACTTTAGTGGAGATCACTTTAGACACGCAGATGGACACAGTAAAATTTTAGGATATTGTTTTGACGGTTATCCTATTTACGGACCTTATGGTTATTCAGACTACAATGATCCATCATCAACAGTAGTTAGAATGACAAGCTCTTATCAATACTATTCAACAGAACCTACAGGTAGAGGTTACTTGTACGGTGCCAAAACAGCAGGTACATTTGTTAACGATCATGAGTATCAAATTGGTACAGGTTTATTAGATGAATACAACGGTAGATTTGAAAAAACACCAGAATATACTGCTGGTACATACTGTTATCATGTAACAGTAGATTCAAATTTACAGCCCGTATATCCATATATTGTTGGCCCTAGCACAAAACAACAAAGAGCATTTTAATAGCCATCACGATCCGATAAATACTGTAACAGTAAGGATTTGATATGGCAGTACCACAGTGGACACAAAATTCAGGATATAGACTAGCAACTCTGCAAGAAAGAGTTACGACTTCTATCACTTTACCTATTGCTCCAGGTTCAGCAAGTGGAACAGGATTTGATCCAGGAACAACTTCTATCAGTCTTCCAGCTCAATCAAGAATACAAAATGCTACAAATATAGGTATTTCCAAAACTTGGACACAGGGTGGATCATCTGTAACATATGATTATCCTTTTGCTATTAGAATTCCAACAATACCTGCACTAACAAATAAACGTTTACCTGTTGCAATACTATTACATGGTAATGGTGGTAATGGTCCTAACGAAATTACTGCTTGGGAAAATTACTTAGGTGATCATATTCTTGTTGCACCAACTGGTTATAATAATGCTTGGAACGTTGCACACGAAAATACAAAAGCACCAGACGTTGAAATGTTGCAAGACTTAATTACACAATTAACAAATTATTCAAACGTTGATAATACTAAAATTAGAATAGTAGGATTTAGTAATGGTGCGGCATTGGCTAATAGAGCATACGTACAGATAGATGATACATCTTTAGATGTCGTTTGTACAATAGGAACACAATTCTTTGATCCTATGTTTAGAAATGATACATTTTATATTCCATCTGGAGAAACAGGTGTTACGACAGCAGAATACAATACTGCAAAGACTCCTTTAAAAGGAAGAAAGTTTTTAAACATACATGGTACAGCAGATACGGTCATTCCTTACGCAGGAGGATCTCATGCGTTTGGATATAGTTTCTTAGAAGCCCAAAATAGTGTTTACCAAGTAGCGAAGTCACAAGGATACACAGGAGGAATCATTCCAGATGCTGGTGGTGTATATTATGGTGTTACCGGTGTTTACTATTATTCATATCTAGCAGGTCAGGTGCTACATTACAAAACAAATGCCGCACATGGCGTAGAAGATTATATGAAACAAATAGTAGGTAACCAATTAACATATACTCAAGCAAGTGCTCCAGACATATTTTTAGAATCTGGTTCTGTTACAGATATTAATTTAAACACAGATGTTATTACAGTTATTAGTGGATCATTACCAGATGGTATGCGTTTACTAGATAATAAAATTGTAGGAACACCTTTTGAAGTAGCAAGAGATACAGACTACGAATTTGTTCTTAGAGCAAAAAACAATGATGGTACTAGAGATAGAACATTTAAGATTCAAGTACAAGGTGCTGACAATCCAGTATGGACAACTAATACAGGTAAACTACCTTTAGGACCTAACAACAGTTTTTACATATTAGATAGTAGCATAGTTGACTTCCAATTAAGTGCCATTGATGCTGATTTACCAACAGGACAAAGTTTAGAATATTTTATATCAGATGGTGACGGTACGCTACCTCCAGGAATAACGCTAACCACAGATGGTAAGCTAGTTGGTATTGTTGATCCTATAATGGCCTTAGATGCTAGAAGCGGAAATGGATATTACGATCAAACACAATATGATACCTTTGCTTTTGATTATGGAATGAGAAGTGCAAACGGTTTTGAAAGTTACTACTATGATACTCAAGGTTATGACTACGCAATACCTACACAAAGTCCAAAGAAATTAAACAGGATATACGAGTTCACTGTAAGTGTTAGTGATGGCGATACTATTGAAAAACGTAAGTTTCAAATATTTTTAGTTGGAGATGATTTCCTACGTGCAGATAATACTATCATGCAGATAGGAACAGGAATATTTACTGCTGATAATACATATCTAAGAACGCCATTATGGTTAACTCCAGCAGACTTAGGTTACAAAAGAGCAAACAACTATGTAACAATATTTTTAGAAGTATTTGATCCTAATACACTTACTGGTGTATTGTCATATGAACTACAACAGAATAATGATGACGGTACAACAAGTACCATACCACCAGGAATGACAATAGATCCAACAAGTGGTGAGATTGCAGGACGAGTACCTTATATGCCTGCGGTAACTAAAGAATATAAATTTACTGTATCAGCTAAAAGATATACAAGTATTAGCAAAGCATCTTTGATAGCTGAAAAACAAAAAACATTTACAATTAAAATATTAGGTGAAGTTGAAAGTACAATTACTTGGAATACTGCGGCGGCACTTGGTAGCATTAATGCAAACTTTATCAGTACATTTGCCGTAAGTGCTACAACAACAGTTTCAACATCATCATTGTTATATGATATTACAGCAGGAACTTTACCACCAGGACTTGTATTAAATTATAATGGTGAGATAGTAGGTAAAGTAAGACAGTTTGCTAGTGGTACACTACTAGGACTAACAACTATTGATGGCAACGACTTTTCAATGGACGGTGGTACAACTACTACTGATAGAAAATTTAAGTTTACAATTCGAGCAAGGGATAGATTTGGATTTAGTGCTACTACAAGAGAATTCAATATTATAGTAAGCGATCCTGACAACATAACGTACAGCAATCTCTACGTAAAACCCCTTCTTAAAAGCACACAGAGGTCTGCATACAGCAACTTCATCGGTGATCCTAATGTGTTTACACCCGCATCAATTTATAGACCAAACGATCCAGAATTTGGTTTACAGAAGCAGGTTAAGATGTTAGTTTATTCAGGATTGGAAACAAAAGAGATTAGAGAATACATCGCGGCAACTAGAAAAAATCATAAAAGAAAAAGATTTAAAATGGGTGCAATAAAATCTGCGATAGCAAGAAAGACAGGAAGTACAGATACAATATACGAAGTTATATATGTTGAAGTTATTGATCCTAGTGATATAACATCAGGTGTTACTTCAGTGGCATCTAAACAAACTATTTTAAATGACAGAAAAATTACTGTTGATAGTGTAGAGTACGAAACAGGAGATGATGCATCTAAAGAAGGTGCTGGATTGGCAGTATTTGAAATTACCAACTCAATTGGTCAAACAGTATTAGTTAGAGCATTTGGAAATGATCTAAATATCCTATCTAGAAACGGTGGTAGTATTACTATTGATGCTAATGGTATTATACAAGTAACTACAAGAAGTGGTGCTGAACTAACAGCAGGATTGGTAGCTACAACATCAAGTGATCCATTTAGATTTAGACCGGACGGAACACCAATTAAGGTATCAAGTGATGCAGTTAAAATTAGTGATCCAAGTAGCCAAACTAGATACATTAGTAATATAACTAATATGAGAGAAAATTTAAGTAAAGTAGGAACTACAGAGCAAAACTTCTTACCATTATGGATGTCTACTGCACAGACCAATACTGTAGAAGAATTAGGCTATGTAAGTGCTATTCCGCTATGCTACTGTAAACCAGGTACAAGTGCCCAAATACTGTTAAATATACAGAATAATGGCTTTGATTTTAGACAGCTAGACTTTGAAATTGACAGATATGTTATTGATAACACCACTGGAAACAGCTTAGAGCAGTATATTCCGTTCGGGAATTACAGCTTTAATGTTTAGCAGGATAAATATATACACTAGAGAGGAACAAAAATGGCAAGTAATATAGACGCAACCAGCATTGATGCAACATTTCCTATAGCAGGTCAAGACAACGACTCGCAGGGATTTAGAAATAACTTCAATACTGTTAAAAATAACTTTACAGCGGCAAAGAGTGAAATTGAAGCTCTTCAAACAAATACTGCAAAGCTAAATGCCGCAAACAACTTTCTAGGAAATGATGTTAGTGGTGCAAATTTAATTGCTAACACGCAAAAATTATATGCAGGTGGAACAATTACAGGCCCACAAAACGTCAGCTTTACAAATGGTAATTATCAGACGTTTACTATTGGGAACAACCTTACACTTACATTTGCAGATTGGCCAACAGCAAACAAAGTAGGAAAAATAAGATTAGTCTTATTAGATACACTAGGCGACAGTACAACTAGAGTTGTAACTTGGGCAACAACAGGTGGCGGAACTATTAAATATGGTCCTGGCTTTCCTAGCCCATTTAACGTTGCTTCAAATGTTAATCCAGTAGTAGTAGACTTTTGGACTGACGATGGTGGAACTACTGTGTATGCAGAGTACGTTGGCGTATTTACTTAATAGGTAATTATTATGGATCATCCGCTAGGTGAAGATACCTCGGTTATGTCAGACGAACAGATACAAGAAAAGATTAGTATGCTGACAAAAAAATATTTCCAAACTAGAAATCCGGAAGCCAAATCACAAATAAATTTAATGCTTGATATGTACAAACTTGAGAGCAGGGATCGACTTTTGAAAAAACGAGCAAATGGATCCAATAATGATCTTGACAAATTAATCAACATCGAGTAAACTATATATATGCTGATGAAAACAGATAACCTAGGAATACCACGATTTACTAACAAGGATTTATTAGATATGATCTATACAGGTCATATTGATAAATGTCATGTGGTACTATGTGATCCTAATGATGACATAGATAAATTTAATATTCATGCAAAAGAAAATGGAATTGATACACTTAAAAAGTATGTTCCAATTGATGTTGACAAAGACAAGTTTGATAAGACATTACAATCAGAATGGTTTATGCCAGAAGAATATAAGAACTTAGATATTGAAAACTATGTTATTGGTAAATGTAAAAACCCAGAAGAAATAGTAAGGGTAGAATCAGAATTAAGAGCTTTTGAAGAAAGAGATATGTATAACTTATTACGTTATATGGTTTATTTGGTAAGCTATATGCGTGATAACAACATACTATGGGGTGTAGGACGTGGATCTAGTACTGCTAGTTACGTTTTATATTTGATTGGAATACACAAGATAGACTCAATCCAGTTTGGACTAGACTGGCGTGAGTTCCTTAGATAAATACGTATATAATAGGAGAATGTTATGGCAGTAAAACAAAGCGGTCGAAAGCAATATAAATCAATGCAAGGTAAAATGGTTGATATGGATTTGCTTAGACAAAGAAATGAACTTACTCCGGCTGTAGGAAATGCTCGTGTAAATGCACGTGGCGATGAATTAGGTCCGGGTGGTAAGATCATCAAAAAACGTGAAGATGTTTTAGGTGAATACTATAGAGATCATCCACAAGCCGTTCCGAATGAAGTACCAGGAGAAGGTGTTTCAGAACCAGATGCAGAAAGTAAAGATGCTATTAAAAAAGTAGCTGAAGAAACTGCACCAGCGGTAAAGGCGGACGAAGCAAGTGATGAGATGGCAGAGATCGATGCTGAAGCTGATGAAACAGGTACAGCATGGGTAGAAGATGCCGATGGTAATTTTGTAAAAAAGGACAAGTAGTTAATGGACGCAACCACACTAGGTGCTGGGCCTAAGCTCAAACCGAATCTAAAAGGTACACTACGACCTATCAAAGATCGTGTTCTTGGTTATAACATGAACTTCGGTGAACGTACAACTAAAGGTGGTATCATTCTAACTAGTGACGATGGACAAGAACGTGGCATACGTTCTCGTTGGTGTCAAGTATATGCTAAAGGTCCAGATAACAAAGATGACTATGAAGTAGGTGATTGGATTTACGTAGATCATGGTCGTTGGAGTAGAGGCGTAATGCTTGATGAGCCTGACTTAGGCAAAATTGAAGTTAGACTTATTGATACAAAAGATGTTCTTTTAATGAGCAAAGAAGTCCCCGACGATGACGGCATGGGGCATACTACAGACTTATCACAACCATCAATCGATCCTAGCGAATTCGTTAGCGAATAACAAGAAAGGAATTATCTTGCCTAATATAGATCTCAAAAAATATGAACACTTCGTTGAGAAGGTAACTTCAGAGGAAAGCAACGATTGGGCATACACCCAGGCTCGACTACATGAGCTTAATGATAAAGTAAATATTTCACTATTGATGACGGGCGGAATTGGCCTATCGTCGGAAACAGGAGAACTAAATGAAATTATTAAAAAATGTATCTTCCAAGGTAAACCGATGGACGATGAAACTATATTTCATTGTAAACGAGAACTTGGTGATATTATTTGGTATTGGATTAGTACTTGCCGTAGCCTTGGTCTCGACCCAAACGAAGTAATTGAAGAAAACGTTAAAAAGTTAGAATCAAGATACCCAGACGGAGAATTTGATGTGCATTATTCAGAAAACCGCCAGGATGGTGATCTATAAAACATTGGCAGATTAAATACTGTCATGGAACTGGAACTAGAGAAAATCAAAGTATTAGATGATGTTGTACCAAAATGGTTGCATCAAAAGGCAGTAGAAACTGTACCTTACCTTCCTCTTAAATGGGGACACCGAGGACTAGGACCTTCACAGGGTTATCAGTTCTTTAGTAATCAATGGAAACACGAAGAAATTGAAAAAGCACCTTGGGTGCTACAAGCCATATGGATGGCGTTTGAAGAAAATAAACACCTTATCGGACCCGATGTTGGTGACCTACAGCTTAACCAAGTTCAAATTAACTTAACAACTAAGGACCATATAGGTGGTCTTCATGTAGATATTCATGACGGTACAGAAGCATACACCATGGTATATTCCGTATGCGGTGATAGTGGTATGGACTTCTGGAGTAACAATCCAGAACATATTAATCCACGTATTGCTGAGTTGGCTGACAAGGTTGGCAAGGGAGAAGCTACGCAAGAAGAAGTAGAAGAAGAAATGCGTAAGACAAAAGAACGTGCAAGTGCAGAAGGTGGCTTAAGAACAAAAGACGCTACTTGGTACGAAGATGACTTTAGTAATCATGAAGGTGAACTAGACTCATACAAGTGGCATTCAGTTGGATACAAAGACGGAAGGTGTATTGTATTTCCTAGTAAGTTTATACATCAAGGATTACCACCTAAAAAGTTTAGTCCAAGAGTAACTATAGGATATATTTTTAGTGGAAAGGCTTCTCAGTTTGCTAGAGATAGAGGAGTCATTATGCCGATATTTAAAAAGGAGCAAGAGAACATTGTCAAATAATATTATAGTAATGGACGATATCGTTCCTGATTGGTTACAAGAACAATGTGAAGCTACATTACCACATCAGCCAGTAGTGTTTGGTGAAAACGGATTTAGTTCTCATTGGCCAGATCTAAATAATTTACCTTGGGAAATAAAAGCCCTTTGGTGTGCATTTAATTATAGAAGACATGATATCAAAGCTAAGATTCCTTTGTTTGGAAAAGCTGGATTTTTATCTTTGTTAAATGTAAAAACAATAATGTCAACAGAAGAACATTTTCCTGACATAATTGCATTTGACGAACCATATGATACTGATGCTTCAGGTAAAATGGTTTACTCTGAGAAGTCTAATTGGGTATTTTATTATATGTTACAAGGTGACAGTGGAATGGAATTTTATCATAGAGATGGTAAAACTATTTTTGAAACAGTTGATTTCAAAAAAGGTAGATGCATAGCCTTTCCTGCTCGAACTGTACATAAAGAACTAAAGCCAAAAAAACTTACTCCGAGATTTAGTATATCTTTCCTTTTTTCAGGATTATATGCTTGACTTTTATTAAACTTTATTGTATAATATAACAAAATAGGAGTATATATGAAACTTCCAGCAACGGAATTACAAGGAATCGGTACCACTGGTGCTACAGGCATTGTACTGATGACCTTACATATCTTAGGATATTTAACAGGGTGGGCTTGGCCTATATTATATGTAGTTTTGATTTTGATGGGTATCGGACAGGAACGTGGTGCCACTAAGAAATGAAAATAACAATAAGTGACATTGGTGGTAGTATTGCCAAAGAAGACGAAAGATACGTTGTAAAGGATAATACAACACTAAAAAATCTTGTATTGAGTAGTACTGATTTAAAACCAACAAAGTCAACTAGTGGACATAAGCATAAAGGACAAGAAGAAGTTTATTACTTTATAAAAGGTAGTGGCAGAATGGAACTAGACGATAAAACAATAAGTGTCAAAGAAAATGATGTAGTATTAATTGAAGATGGTGTATTTCATCGTGTTCATGCAGGTCCAATGGGTTGCTATTTTGTTTGTGTTTTTGACGGAAGAAGATCACATTGATTATAGGTATTACATTTAGCTCATTTGATTTATTTCATTCAGGTCATGTTGCTATGCTCAAAGAAGCAAAAGCTAATTGTGATCATCTAATGGTAGGTGTACAAACTGATCCAACAGTTGATCGTCCAGAAAAGAATAAACCTATCCAAAGTGTTTTTGAAAGATATGTACAACTAGAAGGTTGCAAATATATTGACCAAATTGTTCCTTATGCAACAGAAAAAGAAATTGAAGATATACTTTTAACATATAAAATTGATAAACGTTTTATTGGCGAAGAATATAAGACAAAAGAGTTCACTGGTAAGCAATTATGTGTTGACAACGACATAGAATTGTACTATAATAAAAGACAACACTCTTTTAGTACAACTAATTTGAGAACAAGAATAGTGGAGGCAAATAAGTGAAAGATTTATGGGTAGAAAAGTATCGTCCTAAAACGGTTGATGGATATGTGTTTAGAGATGAACATCAAAAAGCACAGGTAAAGCAGTGGATTAAAGAACAAACTATTCCACATTTATTATTCAGTGGTAATGCAGGTATTGGTAAGACAACACTTGCAAAATTATTGTTTAATGAGCTTGAAATTAATGACTTAGATGTTCTTGAAATAAATGCAAGTCGTACAAATAGTGTTGATGACGTAAGAGATAAGATTGTAAACTTTGTACAAATGATTCCATTTGGTCCATTTAAGGTTGTACTACTTGATGAGGCAGATTATCTAAGTCCAAATGCACAGGCGGCACTACGTGGTGTGATGGAAGAGTATCATACAACTAGCAGATTTATTTTAACTTGTAACTATCCAAACAGAATTATTCCTGCATTACATTCAAGATGTCAAGGCTTCCATATTGCAAAAGTAGACATGACAGAGTTTACTGCAAGGGTGGCAGAGATACTAATTACAGAAGGTATTACTCCAGACTTGGATACACTAGACACTTATGTAAAAGCAAGTTATCCTGATCTACGTAAGTGTATTAATACAGTACAAATGAATTCACAAGATGGTAAACTATTAAAGCCAAACGAAAGCGACAAAAACGAAGCTGACTGGAAACTTGAAATGGTCGAACTGTTTAAAGCAGGTAAGATCAGCGAAGCAAGGAAACTTGTTTGTGCAAGTGCTAGAGCAGAAGAGATGGAAGAAGTTTACAGATGGCTGTATGACAACATTGAATTGTTCGGTGATGAAGAAAAGCAGGACAAGGCAGTTATTATAATCAAACAAGGACTAGTAGATCATACACTAGTCGTAGATCCAGAGATCAATTTAGCGGCGACATTAATTAAACTAGCAAGGTTATAAATGGATACCAAGTTCGACGGGTTTGTAGGCATTTTTGATAATGTTCTTCCTGAAAATTATAGTACAGATATTATAAAATATTTTGAAGACCTAGATAAAACAGGCTTTATACAATCTACTAAAGACTTTGTTCCAGGCCATGAACGAGATATGGACGAAGTACAGTTTA